GAGAACATTACCGAAAAAGCGAACGTATTGACTATGATGCTCGCTAATCCTAAAATCGCGCCTGTGCTGGCATTTACGCACTGCGGTCTGTTCAGTGATCCGCAACTTGCTTACAGAATGAGTATGGAGTACATGGAAGAGCAGCAGAAAAAGGCTGCGGAGGTAATAGCTAATGGAGATAAAACCGAGAACGGTGATGCAGCTAACGCCGGAGATGATAACGGCGATAGAACAGGCGCTGAGTCAACGCAGCAGAATTGAAATCGGTGTAAAGAACAATAAAATTTGCGTTTGGGAAATCAAAAGCAAAACTAAATACGAACAGCCTATTACATAGGGTATTAGGAACGGCCAATTAGGGGCTATCGATATCGAAAAGATGTCGGTAGTCCTTTTTTTGTTATTCTCTTTTCCTTCCTGTTGCCCCCGGGCTCTGCGGAGCGCCCGTGAAAGCTCGCTGATGGCGGTCAGCATGAGAAAGGCAGCAGCAAAAAGTAATCAATCGCCGAGAGGCGTTAATGGTCAGGGAAGACCTAAATCGCAGAGGGGAGACAACCCCACCAAAAACAGAAAATAGCGCTGAGTGAACAGCCTTGTTAAACGCAGGAGGTAATCATCATGGCAAAAATCGATGTAAGCAGTATTGACGGTTATGAAAACATGACCACTGAGGAGAAAATCAAGGCTCTCGAAGCGTTCGAGTATAACGACAATTCGATAGAGCTGGAAAAGTACAAATCCGCAGCGTCTAAAGCCAATTCCGAGGCCGCTTCATGGAAGAAAAAGCACAATGAGCTTCTTTCTGAAGACGAACGCAAAAAGCAGGAGCAGGCTGACAGCATCGCGCAGATGCAGAAAGAGCTTGACGAGCTGCGCGAGGGCAAAAAGGTTTCCGAGTATAAAGCTAAGTTCATTGCTCAGGGCTATGACGAAACGCTCGCAGAGGAAACCGCTAAGGCAATGGCAGAGGGCAACAGCGAAAAGGTTTTTGCTAATAATCAGAAGTTTCTTGATGATTACGCGAAAAGAGTTAAAGCAGATGCTCTTAAAAAGACTCCGAGGCCTGCACCTGGTCAGGGCGGTAACGAGTCTGTAAATTACGACGAAAAGATTTCAAACGCGCAGAAGGCCGGAGATTTTACGGCAGCTGCGTATTACACGCGCCTTAAAGCTCAGGCGGAGGCGCAAATTCAGAATGAATAAAGGAGAAAACCAATTATGGCAGATACTTTTGCTACAAGTTTTGGGGTACTTAACTACTCCGGAATGCTTTTTAACAAGGGTAATACCCGCACTCCGCTGTCCTCGATCATAGGCGGCAGGGCAAAGACGACCAATCATGTTGAGTTCGTTACCGGTCAGGAGTTTACTTCCGGCGGCGGTGCTCAGCCTGCTATCAGCGAGACCGCATCGCTTACTGCGCCCGATGCGACTGTAGTAACTCGTGAGCAGAAAACGAACGTTACTCAGATCTTTCAGGAAAGCGTAGGCATCTCTTATGCAAAGCAGTCGAACATGGGCACTCTGAGCGGCATCAATATTGCCAATCAGCAGGCTAACCCCATGAACGAGCTCGATTTTCAGGTTGCTGCAAAGATGATGAAGATCAATGCCGATATCGAGTACACCTTCATTAACGGCGTATATAGCAAGGCCACCGATGACAGCAAGATCAACAAGACCCGTGGTCTCGTCCCTGCTATTACTACCAACACCAAGGCAATGGCATCCAAGCCTCTCGGCCTGTGGGATATCGCAGATATGGTCAAGAAAATCTATGGTCAGAATGCGCCCACTACCGGCCTGTGCCTGTGGTGCGATGCAACTACCATGTTCCAGATCAACGCTGATGCGGTACAAAACGGCTTGTCGGTAGTCCCTGCGTCTCGTGAGATCAACGGTATCGCGCTGTCGAGCGTCGTTACCCCGATAGGTGTTGTTTACCTGTACCTCGGTGAATACCTGCCCGGCGGCACTGCGCTGTTGCTGAACCTCGACGTTCTTGCCCCTGTGTTCCAGCCCGTTCCCGGCAAGGGCAACTTCTTCCTTGAAGAGCTTGCTAAGACCGGCGCGGGTCAGAAATATCAGCTCTTTGGTCAGATCGGCCTCGATCATGGCCCCGAGTGGTATCACGGCAAGTTTACCGGCATTTCGACCTCGTTTACCGCGCCTACTTACAGTCGCAGCGTATTTGTTGCGAATGCAGCTGATTTCAAAACCGCTGGCTCTACCGGTGGCTGATAAAAACGTTTAATCGAAAGGAGTGGACAGCATGACGGAAACTGAAAAACTGGCAATGGTTAAAGCTATGACCGGCGAGACGGATGAAAGCGTTCTGTCCACTTACCTTAAAATCGCCGGGAATAAGGTTTGCAGGAAAGCATATCCCTTTACGTTTGCTACGCAGAATGTGCCTGAGCGCTATGAGTATGTTCAGGTCGAGATCGCAGTTTATCTAATCAACAAACGCGGTGCAGAAGGGGAGACGGCACATAGTGAAAATGGAATATCGCGCACTTATGACAATGCCGATATCCCTTCTGCGCTGTTGAGAGATGTTGTGCCTTTTGCGTTCACCCTCGGAGGTGACGCATGAAGATATTAGAGCGAAACAAAATGGCGTTTTGGTATCAGCTCTATGACCGCAAGGAAATCGTTGAGGATGAATACGGCAACGAAACCGGCTCAAGGTTGATTTACAAA